TCTTCACCGGAAATTCGATCTAATACCTATTCGATGGAGTTTGATGCTTTCCCGCCGGATAGTCCCTTACCTGTTCGAGTGGAACCGATTGTGGAACCACTCAAGGTGAGAACTATCACGGCTGGAGTGGCAGACTGTTTTGCTCTAAAACCCTTTCAGGTCGCCATGTGGCGTGCCTTAGGGGATGAAAAGCAATTTTGTCTGACACACGGTACAAATCACCTGGATTCCGCCATTAAAAGGATCTACGATTGTAGTGATCCTGATGATGTCTGGATTTCGGGAGATTATACCGCAGCAACTGACTCCATTCCAATTGAAGCTTCTAAAGCTTTATTGGAAGGTATTCTAGAGTCTATTGATCATGAACCCACAAAGAGGTGGGCAATGAAAGAAATTAGTCCCCACTTGTTGGTCTATCCTAAAGATTCGGGTTTAAAACCGGTCTTACAGGAGTCTGGCCAACTGATGGGGTCTCTTCTCTCATTTCCACTTCTCTGCTTATTGAACGATTGCACGGCTAGGGCAGCAGGTGTTCTTCCTCATAAATACTTAATTAATGGGGATGATATCCTAATGCGAGCCAACCGATCTGTTTATTCCACTTGGAAACGTGAAGTTAAAGGCTACGGCCTTTCACTTTCCTTGGGGAAAAACTACGTTCATCCAAAGTTTGGAACCGTTAACTCTCAGTTGATCTGTGAGGGTAAGGTTCTGGACTCCGGGAAGCAGAGAGTTCTTGATCGACGTTCTGAAGTTCTTGGAGAGTGTTTGAGAGATTTGGAAATCATGATGTCAAGATCCCCGACTGAGGAGGTTCAACATTTGTTTAAAACCGTTAATAGGTCAAAACTAAGTCGAACTGTCCGAGGTATCGGGGTTCCTGTTTCTCATGGTGGATTAAGTCTTAACTGGGGTGTTAGGCCAACAGATGATCGATCCCTAAGGACCGAGATTCTTGTTTACCTACACGATCTATTCAAAAAGATCGAACCCGAGAAAGGCTGTATTTCCATTCCCTATCTTTCAAATGAAAACTTGAGACAACTCTCGATTCAGAAGATGGACGAACAGTTTAATGAGCCCGTAAAGGTGGAAGAATACCATGAAGATTTCATTGGTGTTCCCCACCTCGAGCGGGTTCGTAAACGTGTTCATTCAAATTCGAATCTCAGAGGGTTGTTCCTCGGTCAGAAGATAGAAGACTTACCTTCTTTGTCGTT